GACGGTATCTAAGGTCATCAGACTCCTCAAGGAAGTAAACACGAGAAGTATCGTTAAGCGTAGTTACGTTTGCAGCAAGGTTGTATGTGTCAATCTCTTGCGACTGTGCATTAGGTGAGATATCAACGTAAACCAAGGCGGTGTCTACATCTTCCGTGGGGATGATATAGTCTTGTCTCTTTGTATAGTCAACTGTATAATTAAATTTAAGTAAATTGCCCTGATAAACGAGCACAGGGTCAAACACTGCGATACCAGTTGCGGGATTTACCGTAGTTTGCAACTCTCTGGTTACACAGAAGGTGTAAGTATCATTAAAGTTACGGGCAACAAACACATCTCCTGCAGCAAGTGTGCAGAATTCTGGATATGTGGTGCCATTCAGTGAAAGTTGTGTCTGCACACGGATAGTTACACACGCTCTAGGTGCTTTAATTGACCTAGGAGTGTAATTTAACTGCTTCGCAATGCGGACAATGTTATCTCTGACCGTAGCACTCTCAAGAAATGCTTCATTCAGCGCCATGTTAGCGTTGAATGCCGTATAATATGTGTTATAAGCGAGGGTATCAATAAGATACGCCGCAGCACTACCTTCAAAGTCGTAATCTGTAAACTCGTTACGCGTTCTGAGGTAGGATTTGATAGACTCTTTAATCTCAAAGAAGTCTAGCGATGTTAGTTGTGATGGGATAGCAGCCATTTCAGGTCTTCTCTAAGAGGAATGTTACTTCTTGGGTTATGTTTTCTCCAGTAATCAAGTATTCAAGCTCAACTTGAATTTCATTTAGATCACTGTTGTCTTCAACCCGCACATCCTGTACAGTAATCCGTGGCTCGAGACGCTCAAGGCAATCTTCAATTTCAGTCCTAATAGCGTCTTTTGAGAATGGATCCCATGGCTCAAAAAGAAGACCTTTCACCCGACTTCCAATGCTCGGCTGAAAAGGTCTTTCACCTAATATAGTCAATAATAAATTTCTTACAGATTGATTGATTGCTCTCTCGTTCTTGACAGCACCAAAGTCGTCGGTAGAAGGATTTGAATTAAAGGAAATTGCTAAGTCCTTAAACCCTCTACTGACGTACTTGTCTGATCTGAATCTGTAAGCAGGCATTTAACCCTCTTTTTTCTTTGGTCTCTCAGGTGGTTGAATGTTACGACTCACCTTATGAAGATATTTATCACTTCGTGGGTCGGTTATTAGACGCATACCCGATTTGATAAAGTCTTCGCTCTGGTCAGGTACTGGACTGTTGGCCACGATGATTCCTCCACATGGTAATTTTATTTATGGACATTCCCAATGATTATTAGGACGCTCCCACCAGAAGTGTAAATCTTCTTTGGTATTGTCATAATAATGGGAAACGAAGTCAGACTTAAATCTGCTTCCTGTATTCTCACAAAGAGCAACAGTATAGTAAGGTGTGTGATCACCAACTACTTGATACTCTTTCATGATATCTGTGATCCAAGTGTAGTTGCCACCTCTAATGACACCTGCTTCGATCAATACAAAGTTGTCCCAGTCTAGAGTCCATGACAAAAAGTCTATGGTGAATCTCTTAGCATATGCTTCAGTAGATTCATCTGGGAATGGAACATTCACTGCTTCAATGTGATAAATCTCACCATCCTTACTTAGTGCATGACTCAAATGTTGAGTCACAATACTGGAATAATCTGGTGAGACACATAAGAAACAAGTGTTACTCGGATGAATGTCTGGATCCTCCATTTGGATCCGATAGATCATTTCCTGAATCAGTGCCATCTCCTTGTCTTGGGAAATGAAATTGAGTTTCCTCTTCATGATTATATGTTGCTGGATGGAAATTACAATACTCGTTAAAGGTAATCTTCATCTCTTTGTAAGAGAGTCCGCAGTGATTTGCTGCTTTTGGAAGATTCCACTTAGCAGACCAAAGCATCTCCATAGACTCTCTGGTCTCAGATCTCATCGACCTTGACCACGATACCGCTTACCTTTACTGTTACGAGATGTTGCAGAATATTTAGTATTTTTAGAGGTACCCTGTCGAGTCATTTTTGGTTTACCAGGCACCCATCCATCTTTAACCAGTCCTGTCGTTGCGCGTGCGGGCATTAGTCCCTTTCAAACTACCTTAGGATGATAGCACAGTTGGATGCCCAAAAGCAACCACTGAGGAGCATGGATATGAGAATCCAGGGAATCCGACACCCAGTGGATCTAGAATCCTTGCAATAGGGATCTTGAATGCAAACACTGTTAACGTAGTTGGGAAGAGCACTCTAGGATGTCCCACTCCACCAGAGTCTTCAATAGTCAGTGTGCTGCATGGGATAGGTGTAGGAATAGGACACACACCCTTACCGCAAGGGCAGATGTAAATCACAATATTTGTACACAAAGCAATGTGTGGAGTGAATGTATCGCCACCAATCATGATGGGAATAAACTGCACAAGAACCGTTGCTCGTATTGGGTTAACCGCTGTAAGTGGAATTAGAGGTGTGGGTGGCCACCAGCATGTAAAATTCTTAATAACGATGCTGTAGGGCACTGGAGGGGTGCCACACGCTTGTACTGAGTGGACAGTGGATGGTAGGCAAAGACCATGCCCTGAGCAGGGTAGACCATTCAGTGATGCAACTGGTTTTAGAAATCCGTATGCCATTAAAATTCTTGGTTAATATCTTTACCTGCAGTATCAGGTCTAGCAACATCACATTCAGTGAAGTATGGGTTGCCAAAGTTATTTAATGCGTTACTCAGTGCCTGGATACCGCCAGTCAACCAATTCCTTACACGCATTGTTCCGCTGTAAGATCCCATCTTGAATACCTTGTCGCCATCTGAGTTGGTATACATTCTTGATGGGTCAATAGCAATAGACGCATCATTAACATTCTCCAAACCAGCAGCAGGAGGTCCACCAAAGATCCAAGCATAGTAAGTGGATGCAGCAGGTGTGCAGGTTGCACAGAATGGATTGACGGGTCCTGTAGGACTATTCTGCACAGTGCCTACGCCTGGTCCTGTGATCTCCCAGAAGCGGTTTCCAGGGATTGGGTTACCTTCGCTATCATATCCACAGTAAACGTCTAGAGGGGCGTCTGAGGGCGCTCCTGTCTTCCTTGTATAGGTATCCCAACACTCATGGTTAGGCACATTAGTGTTTGCAGGGTTTGGACTGCAGTCTACACCAAATGCAGTATATGTTCCATTGCCAGAATACGAATTAGTCGTAGATGTAGTGTTACCATTCTCGTCTGGGTCTGATGTTGTGGTCACATCCCATGCCCAACTCACTGATGCGCCACCTGTGAGTGCTCCACCAGTCAAATTGTCACCCAACCAGAGCTGGAATTGCTCATATTCACTAAAACCTAGACGGTTATAGTCAAAAGTGTTCTCATCTAACCCCACTGGGACGAAAATAATGTCATTTTGGTCATTAGGATCGCGATAGCAGCGCCCATTGACCGCTCCATTGTTACAATTCCACGTTTTATAACCACCAGACACCTTTCTGCGCGGTGTTACCTTGGGTTTTTTGAAACTTTCCATGAAATCCATGAAAGCTGCGCCCTGAGATCCAATAACTTTGCCTTCAATCATGATCGATACGTTAAATTCTGCCTCTTTGACCTTAGAAGCGCAGTATTTGTAAGGCAAATAACCGAAAGCACGCTCATCAGTGAGGTTTCTACCCTTCTCAATCATGTCAAGAGTGGCAGATCCCTTCTCAGTGTTGCTAACATACGCACATGGCATGTCAAACCAGCGTTTAATGTTGTAAACCTTAGGTTGACCCATGGTCAAACAGCGGTCTTTCTGGAAAGGACCGTAAACATGAGACGTAGATTCCTGAAATTCACCCAATCTTGTGACTGTAGTGTAAACATCAGGCATAACTTGCGACTCAAACTTGCGAATGCGGTCATCTCTGCCACTCATAAGCTCCCAGAAGTCCTTTTTAGGGATAGCATCAAGCACATCACCGCGACCATCTACATCTAAACAGTTAGGTGGGAGGTCAAAACACAGTTTTGTTTCGTTTTCATTGTCAAGCTCCGCCATTCTGATGTAAGAATCAGGTGCTGCAGAGGCAACAGGGGTATTCATAATAGTGAAACCCGTGTTTGCTACTTGATTGGGGGAGGTCGCAGACCCAAGACCCGTAGTTCCTAGGCTCTGAAACTTAGTAGGTGCGCCCCTAAAGTCATTTTCGGTGTTGGTATTGATCCAATCTGTGGGGTCTTGCTTCTTACCCTTCCGTCCACCAGTAGGTAAACTACTGTCAATGTTAGTAAACTGGTCAGAGATACCCTGTCCTAGTGCAGCAATGTCCCCAATGTTTGGACTTTCATACTCAATGTATTCAGGATCAGTCACAAATACATCAGGTGGCTCTTCAGCATCGTATCCTGATCCAGGTTTGACCACTCTAATTGCAGCGATACCACCAATTTCATCAAATGCAGCGATCTTTAACTTGGCAGAAGTGAGCTTTACTGCGATATCATCATGGTCAATGGGGAAGTCAATAGCTCCACCGAGACCACCAGCAGCAATTTGCACGTCTCTGACAGGATCATTACCCTTAAATTTGGGGTTGAGTGCTCTATTGAAGTCTTTATCCTTCTTAATCAGGTCTTCTAAGTGCTCTGTAGTGTCTGTAGGTGAGAAGTTCTTAAGGACTTTAGGTGTAATTGCGGTAACGTTTGCATTTTTAGAGTAACCACGTCCGCTATTAATGATAATAACCTCATCAATACCGCCTTTGTCATTAATAACTGCCTCAAACTTTGCCTCATCCAGTGTGCGATTAGGTATAAGTGCCTTAGGAGAGAGCTCAACCTTGTAGAATGCTACCTTTTTAGGGAATTCATACACTCCAGCAAACGCACATTTGTCTGCAATGCCGTATCCAGCAAGGATTTCGCACTGACCACCGTCTGTAGAAGTGAAATTCTGCTGATAAGTGAAGGTACTTCCGCTACCTTCCAACTCCATGATGCCACATTTGAGTTGATCACCGTAATAAAGGACGGAAACTATATTCCAACCGTTGATTTGCTCACCTCTATTGAAGTCACCACTCCTTGTTAGGTATCTAAACAAGACTTTAGTGCTATCTGTGTCAATAGTTTCAAAGGATTCGTTAACTGCATTAGTAGATTCATCAGTTAACACGCATCTAGACTTAGTAGTCTCCCAAGAATCCTCACGAATCTTGTAGAAGTGTGAGTAGAAATGCTCGTTAGGTAGGCATATAGGGTTACCCTCATCATCATCAGCGTTAGGACAGCACGGAATATCATTCAATCCATACTGGATGCCGAAGAGAGGACCATTCCAAGGGTATGATGTGTCATACAAGTAGTAGTAAAACTGTGAGTCATACGAATCCTCAAACCCTAGGAAGCGTGGCACTGCACCTTTGATCGCTCCATTAAGTCCATACATCCACTCAAAGTTTGCTTCCTCACTTATCTTCTCTGCATTGTCAGGATTACCAAAACCAACAACACCAGGAGTACTGGTTGCTCTGTAATATCCAGGTCTTGCATAGGGACCATCCTGAGCAAATGCATACCAGGATGTTTTGTCTATACACTGACCAGTAGGTCCTAACTTACCAACGTCTATAACACGTTCCTGTGGACTGTTAGGGGCGTCTGCAGGATACACATACCCAATGATACCCTGATACTTGTATTCCAGGTCCATCAGTTTCTTAGGTGGGACTGGACCACCATCTAGATTGACTTCCTCTGCAGGTTGAATAGTATAGAAGTCATCAATATCTTTACCACTACCCGCACTGTAATTACCATAGCGGTAATGATACAGAGGTACAGCATCAGGTCCATACTGTAGTGCATCAGACTCATTTGTAAAAATATACCCTAAGGTATAACAGTCGTAATACTTTCCTTTACCACAACCAGTGCTAACACCAGAAGGGTTACCAGTGCCAGCAACTAGAATAGTATTGTCAGGCCAATATGAATACCACATCTGAAGTGGCACACTACCTTCTTGCTGACGATCTAGACAGAAGAAGTATGGAGTGCCTTTCCTAGGTTCTTTGTTATATCCACTTGATATCTTCTTCCACGATTCATTCTCACATCCTGCATCTGCTTCGGTCATCTCAGGATTCTTTGTATACTTGTGATCGCGCTTTGCACCACGATACCATCTGTATACAGGTTTACGGGTATATCCGCAGAATGCTACACAGGTCTCCTCTTGATCACCGATATAGTGTACAGCATCTTTCCCCAGAGGATAGGATCCAGGTCCACTACCCTCAAAGGTAATAAAGTAATCTGTGCCCGTGCCAAGACCATTACCAGACGAATGACTTTCATAGTCACCACTGGATGGTCTTTTCCAGGTTGTGTTGTATTCCTCTCCTGCAATAGGATTAGGAAAACTCCGCGCAGACTCTAGGAGATATGCAGGCATTACAAATCATTTGTCTTCCAAATTATTTAGACGGGTATATAGATCGTCAAATAACTCAGGTAGATTAGAATATTCTTCGTTGCCTGGTATCTTATACTTAATCATATCCGCACCAGGCGGGGGAAACTTTTGTATTGCCTGCTCTAAGGCAGTTACGCGATTAGTCAGTTGGA